TGGCAAGATATGCCGCCGTCCAGAGAGGCACAGGCAGATCCGTTCCGAGGATGTTTTTGCACGTATACTGCGCCAGCCATGCGATGACGAGCAGAAGCGTGTAGACTGGCACCTTGGCGATTCCTCTCATGAACTTCCGGCAGGTAAACTTTCCTCTGGAAGCGGCGTAGCAGCACCCGACGATAAAGTCTGCGGCGAAGAGGATCGCCATAACTACGGCGAGGTCAACAGGCAGGCCCAGCACCGTGCAGGCCCAAAGGCCGAGGGCGAGGAAGCCCTTGACCAGCGGATGGCTCACCACGCCAGCGAAAACCGAGACGAAGTCATGCATGTTGAGTACGTCGCCGTATTCATCGAAGTCGATGGACATGCCACCCTCCATCAGCACAGCTCCGCCAGCAGGTCGCCTTCAATGCGGCGGCGCTCATGGTACTCGCCGTTCCATCCTTTGGCGCCGGAGCGGAGGTTGCGGACGGCTCTGGCCCAGTCGTGGTCTTCCAGCGCCCTGAGAGTGGCTGGCCCGCGCCTGCGGAAGCCAGCCCAGCCGCACTGGTAGATGCAGCTGAAGATGACGCACTGCGCCTGCCAAGGCAGATCTGCAAATTTGCCTTTGCGGCCGTAGGAATAGTCCCAGACCCGCTCTACCTCATCGATCATGTAGCCGTGGTGTTCGGCGCGGGTAAGCTCCTTCGTTTCTTCCAGCGTCAGAGACAGGGGCGCGAGGTGGAGCGCCACAATGGCGGCGTTCTTCTTCTTGCCGAGATACGGCCTGATCTTGTCGAGGAGCGCCTCTGATACGCCCCAGTGTCTCAACTGAGATTCGCTCTGCCAGCCAAGATCAACGCCGACGCCTATTGTGACGCCGGACGCGCCCATAGCTTCAACAGAAGATGGGACACCGTTGTCGCCCCTGTAGTTTTTGGACTTCTTCCGTCCCGTACCGACGATCCAGCAGGGAATGTATCCACGGCACACCATGTCGCCTTCGACTTTGGTCAGCCAAGAGAATATCTTGTCTTCCTGTATCATTGTCTTCTCCCCTTGCCGTCCCCAAAAGCTACATACCGTTTTGCTTGATTTTTGGCAAGAAGAAGAGTACAAGAACTAAATCAACAACTTGCCGGATTTTGGTTGCGTCTGTTTTGCAGGAAAGCCCCGTGGGGATTGGCTCCACGGGGCTTTCTGCTTATGTAATTGCAACGCAATTTAGATTGAGTGCTTGACTCTCTGGGCCTCCTCCTGCCTTTTAGCGTTGTTAAACCTCTCTAAACTGCCGACCAAATATCCAGTGATCCTTCTTATACGTTCAAATTTAACGCCTTTACCTATCATTTTGTCGTGAGTTACATGCATAATGCATTCTCCTTTGCTAGTCTTCGCCAGTGATGAGAACGAACTTGCCGATGCGGTCTTCCTCCGGCAGCTCCTGCTCGATGCTTTCATCGAGGAAGGCTTCGGTGAGCTTCGGCTGCGTCAGGCCGTCTTTGTGGACGATGTAGACCGGACGGTCTTCCGGATAGTCTTTTAGGGCCATGACAAGATCATGCACTGTTATCACCATTCATCTTCTCCTTTAGTTCGGCTATTTCAGCCTTGAGTTCCTTGATGCGGTTGTTGTAGTGGATGATTAAGTTCTTCCTGCAATGGGTGCATATCATCCCGCACAGACGGCTCCACGCCATCTTGGCAAGCTGAACGTCGTAGTTCCGTGCTATTGGCCCTCCAAGGCCGCATTCCTCGCACCCGATGCAGACGTGGCCTCCGCCCATGTCGATGACCGACGGCGCGGATCCGCAGTACGGACATGGCTCCACGCTATGCCACCTCCCCTGTTTTTTCCGGCCCTCCGCAGTGACCCATGTTCAAAAGCCGCAGGGTGCCGAAGGCATCGCGGTAGGTGTAGAAACATCTCTTGCCAGCGCGGATGGCCGCCTCAAAGACAACTGAGCAGACCTGTCCGAAACCGTTCCAGCCGGGAGAAAAGATCACGCCACTGCACCCGCCAAGCAGAAGCATCGCCTCCGACAGGTGCTTCCACACCCTCTGCGGATCGTCATCCGGCGCATCGTATGCGGCATTGTTGAAGACGGCTTCCTGCATTTCGGGGTCAAAAAGGCCCGCCACTTCTGCCTGCAACCTTTGAGCCTGCTCCTTGGTCAGCATGTCTACCGGAATGCTGACGTAGACGCGGGCCTTCCTGCGCTCCGTCATCTCCCCATCTTCGCCAGCGCGACGGCAAGCACGGCTATGGCAAAGGCAACTCCAGCCAGAAACATCTTCCCGGCGACGTAGCCTTTCGCGACTTCAACCCAGTCCATAAGCCCTCCTAGATGGACGCGAACGCCACGCCGACGGCAACCATGAACGCGCCGAGAAGAAGAATCTTCGCCAGCCAGTCGGGGCAGCACTTGCTATTCATGCTCGTACTCCCGCAGGATGATGCGGATTGCCACGACAAGGAGGTCGAGAAGCTCGGAGTCCATGCGATCCTCCCAGCCGCCGAGCTGCTTTGTCGCCTCCCGTACCGCTTCACCATGTTCTTCTGACAGGTATCCAAGTGCATGAAAGACATTCTCCGCAAAGCGGGGGTGCAGACTGCGTGCGCGTTCGAGCCTCTCTTTAATAATTTCAAAAAGCTCTACCTCCGGCCCGTTTTTTTTCGTGATGAATTCTTCAAGCTTCTGCTGAAGCTCTTCGTCGGTTAAAGGTTCAATCATCATTCGTCTGCTCCGTGAAATATGGCTGGATTGCATGATGCGATGCGTTCCATAAGTTCTTCCTTCGTCTGAGGCGCGTCGAAAGTCTCGTCCTTCTGCACCAGCTCCTCGCAGCCTTCTGCCTCTTTCGGTGCAAGGCGGATTTCCTTGTCGCTGCAATGGATGACATGTCCGTTGGGGCCAAAGCTGACGGCATGCCCGCCGTCTGAAAGACGCTCAACGTACACTCCGTCAAACCAGTGAGGCTCCGACGTTGACGGGATCTCGTCGCGGAACTGCACCCTATCGCCGGGTTTGAACTCCGACTCCCCTTTCTTGAACATGTGCTCCATCGACTTCTTCTGGAATTCATCCAGAGCTTTGTCGAACTCTTCCTGCGCCGTGGCACACTCGATGCCGCACGCAGCGTACCCGGCGGCGTCTGCCCAATTATCCTCGTATTTAGGGTTGAACCGCGCTCTCGCCATCTTGAGCAGGATCATCATCGCCGCCACGTCCCACGGCTTGATGGAATTTGTTCCAAGGTAGCCGTTCCACATCTGGGCGATGCGCTCGAAATTATTCTCAGGCCCGCCGTACTGGCTCTGCCTGTCCTTTAGGACGCAGCCAGCCGCCGCGTCGAGACATTCCTTTCTTGTCATCTACTGTCCTCCGTACCAAGTCACGCCGTCGAAATGCCACTGCTCCGGCCTGCTGGGCCTGATCTCCGTGATCACCACCGTCTTTTCAGGACGCGCCACAACGGCGACAAGAGCCTTCTCAAGAGTCTCCATGCGATCTTCCAGTTCTGCACAGCGTTGTTCCAGTTCTTCAATCTTATTCATCTCCTTTCCTCCCAAGTCAATGCGGAGGGGCCAAAACCCCTCCCTCCATACAGTCAAGCAAAAATTTAGCGAACCTTGTATTTTTTGCGGATGGCCTCCAGCTTCTCCTCGCTGATGGCTTCGCCTTCGCGGCGGCCGCATCTGGGGCAGACGCCGTTGATGACGCCGACGTAGCCGCAGACGGGGTCGCGGTCTACGGGATGCGAGATGGCGAAGTAGCCGCAGCCCTTGTCGTGCATGTAGCGCACCAGCGACTCCATCGCCTCCAGATTGCGGGCGGCGTCGCCGTCCAGCTCAATGTAGGTGATGTGTCCGGCGTTGCAGAGGGCGTGGTAGGGCGCTTCAATATCGACTTTCTTCGCGGCGGAGATATTGTACCACACCGGAACGTGGAAGGAGTTGGTGTAGTAGTCGCGGTCGGTTACGCCTTTAATTTCGCCGTACTTCTTCTTGTCCATCGCTACAAATCGCCCTGAAAGACCTTCCGCAGGCGTAGCAAGGCAGGTGACGTTGAGGCGAAGCTCCCGGCTCCTCCTGTCCATCCAGTGGCGCATGTGCGTCACGATGCGGAGGCCAAGCTCACGCGCTTCGGCGTCCTCCCCGTGGTGCCTGCCGATGAGCGCCGTCAGGCATTCCGCCAAGCCGATGAAGCCGATGCTGAGAGTGCCGTGGTTGAGAATGTCGCCAACGGGTTCGTCCCAGCCGAGCTTCTCCGAATCCATCCAGACGCCCTCGCCCATGAGGAACGGGTAGTTGCGGACTCTGCGGGCCTTCTGGATGTCCAGCCGGAACAGCAGCTCCCTGAGGCAAAGCTCCATCATGCCGTCCAGATTGGCGAAGAACTTGTCCAGATCGCCGTGGGCTTCGATGCCGAGGCGGGGAAGGTTGATCGTGGTGAACGACAGGTTGCCCCTGCCGGAAGTCGTTTCGCGGGACGGATCCCAGACGTTGCCCATAACCCTAGTCCGGCAGCCCATCGTGGCTACCTCCGTGTCGGGGTCGCCCGCCTTGTAGTACTGCAAATTGTAGGGCGCGTCCAAGGACTCCCAGTTGGGATACAGGCGCTTTGCGGACACCTTGATGGACAATTTGAACAGGTCGTAGTTGGGATCTCCGGGCTTATAGTTGACGCCGTCCTTGATTTTGAAGATCTGCACGGGGAATATGGGCGTTTCGCCCTCGCCGAGTCCGGCGTCCGTGGCCTTCATGAGCATCTCGCTGACGAGCCTGCCCTCCGGCGAAGTGTCGGTGCCGTAGTTGACGGAGGAGAACGGCACCTGAGATCCGGCCCTCGACTGCATGGTGTTGAGGTTGTGAACGAGGGCTTCCATTGCCTGATAGACGTCGTCGCGGGTGCGGGCCTCGGCGCGTTCAGTGATCTGCTTCTGTGAGACTATGCTCAGGCTCGGCATCGCCCTGTCAGTGATGACCTTCGGAGCCTCCCCGAAACGAGGGTCAAGCTTCACGGAAAGCTGTTCAGCCAGATGCTTCGCGTCTTCAGGATCCTTCCCTTCGCGGTAGACCAGCATTTCCTCGCATTCCGTGCGCCAGTTCTTGACGAAGGACTTATGCACATACGGCGCAAGTGCATAGTCTAGCATTGGAATTGACTGGCCGCCGTGCTGATCATTCTGGTCAGACTGAATGATGATGCATACGAGATTCGCCGCAGTTTTGACGTTGCTCGGCGGACGGATGAAGCCGTGACCCGTATAAAAACCTTTCGCAAGAAGCTTTTTTGCGTCTATCTGGCAGCAGGTTTCCGTCAGAGTGAAGAAGTCGAGGTCGTGGTAGTGAACCCAGCCTTCTTCGTGGGCCTTCGCCAGATCCTCCGGCATCACTTCGTCGAGCGCGAAAGCCTTTGCGCCTTCGGAGCCGTACTTGAGCATCGCGCCCATGCTCGATTCGCCGTCGATGTTGGCGTTCTCGCGCTTGATGTCGGCGTCCTTGGAGGGCGCGTAGGCGATGGTGCGGTAGATGTCCGCCATGTCTCTCATGCTAATGCTCCCATTTCCTGAAAATCTCCTCGAAGTCCCGCTCCATGCGGTCGGTAATGACCTTGATCGTCTCCTGCTCCGGCGGGGGCGGCTTCAGCCTCTTCAGACGCCAGATGCGCCATGCGGAAAGTCCGACCGCCAGAGCGGAGAGGGCCAGCACTGTCAAACCCAGAGTCAAACCTGCCTCTCTTTTGCCTGTTTTTGAGGCTTCGGCACGACTGCCAATCGTGAGTTTCCGCGCCGAAGCCCCTGCCCCTTATCGTTACTCATCCAGAGGCTTGGACGCCTTTTTCGCACGACTGGCGTTTACCTTCGCCATGCGCTCCTTCATCGCCGCCTTCTGCTCGTCGCTCATCTCCCGCTTCTCGCGGAAGGGGTTCTTCCCGAAGCGCCAGCGCCAAAGAGGGCATTTCTCAGCCGGACAGGCATCCACCTCCTTCGCGCTCCCGCAGCAGCAGTCGAGGCACTTCGCCCTGATGACCTTCACGGGGTTGCGGTGCTTCGGAAGCGAATCCCTGACGTCTTCAACCTTGGTTTCCTTTGCCATTTCGTCCTCCTGTTTAGCAGTCAAAATTTCCAGCACCGCCGAAGGAGGCGTAGCTCTCCTCCTCCTCGCCCCCTGCGGCCGCCACGCCGTTCCGCCTCCGCCACTTGGCGAGGCACTTGGGGCAGCGGTAGTCCACGGTCTGCTTCCCGCAGTCGTGGCAGCGCCGGAGCGAAAGCGCGTCGGGGCGCTTCAGCACGGGCTTGAGCATCGCCACGCCGAGAACCTTCCCACGCGCCATGCATGCGCGGGAGGAGCGGCCCGGCAGGCGCACGGCGGCGTCGCTCCAAGAAAGTCCCTTCGCCAGAACGGAGCGGAGCGTCTCGTCCTCCTCCTCCGTCCACGGGCGAACCTTGGAGACGCGGGGCGCGTTCAGGCTGCGCCAGCGGGACTCGCACGCCTTCTCGGTGCGGCCGAGCGCCGT